GGCAATGTAATTATCGGAACAGACCCAGGTGGGAGTGCTAAACTGCGTGTCGGCGGAGGTGCCGCGTTCAATGACCAGGTGACAATAACAAGAACGTCTGAGCCGCTTCGCCTTGCTTACGACGAATCGAATTCTGTGTCGCTTGCGCCAAATTCGCAAGGCAAGCTCATCATTACACCTACGACCTCTGACATAATCCTTCAGGGAACAGGGGGCACAGGTGATGTGGTAATCTCAAATTCTGGCATCTGGCCTGGGTCTTCCATCGCAACTAGTGCCCCACACGCACTAAATCTCAACCCAACTGGCAATCTGGTTTTTGTCGGGTATTTCAGCCCGGCATGGTACGCGCAGTTGTCCATTCGGCAGGCAGGCTCAAACGACATTTTAAGCGTTGAGAATGCTGCCGGTAGCGTCCGACACTTCGCCGTTCTGAACGGCGGGTCGGCCATATTTTCCAGCAATGTAATTATCGGAACAGACCCAGGTGGGGGTCAACTTTTAAGAGTAGGAGGAAATGCTAAGTTTGGTCTTTATGGTGCAGTAACAATCATAGATTCTGAAGGTGGAAACGGAGGATTTTATATACCAAATATCGGTGGCACAGATTCTAGCCAATATATTTTTAGAAACGCGGCGGGAACTGTAATTCGGATGAGATTCAACAATGTTGCCCAAGACGAAGTTATTATAGACACAACCCTTCGTGTTGGCACTGAATCAAATGCAGACAATAGTGCTGCCTTTAAGATGGCAGTGTTTATTCCGGAGAGTACGATTGCTGGCGGCGCGTTATTGTTGACATCAAATCACGCGCTGGATTCTGGGAAGGGATTCTTGGCCATAGGCAACTACCTTACAAACAATGCAGGTGGGACAACGCACAAGAGTAGCATATCTATTCGCTCCACCATCAATCAGTCGTCGGGTTCCCTTTCGTTGACCGGCGGTTCAATCTCGAATATTGTCGAGCCGACAGTCACAAATATGACGGTAATTGGGACTAACACTTATCTGTTGGCGCATACGTCAAACAACACATCTGGGGAGTACATCGGATACAACGCTTCGATTTATGCACAGAAACCTGCCGGTGCACTGAACATCAACAAGTGGACGGCATACAGGAGCTTCGGCTTATTTATCATCGGCGGTGAAACTGCCACTGATATTTACGATTTCCACGCTTCTTCGTGGCAGGACTCAGGCGGAACAATAGTCAACCGATACGGCCTTTTCATTGATTTTACCAATAGTGGTATCACCAATGCCTATGGTATCTATCAAACGAGTACTACGTTAAATAATTTGTTGGCAGGAACCACTATCATTGGGTCAGACCCCGGTGGAAGTGCTAAACTGCGTGTCAACGGCACCCTATATTGTAATAACACGATTGGATTTGGAGCAGCACCGACATCCAATGCCGCAATTAGTATAGGGCTAACCTCTCTTAGTGGGGTAACACAATATGGCCTCTTTGTTGATCCTGTCTTCTCCTCGTCAGCAACAACTAGTTGCATTGGAACTCATATTCGTGTGCAGTTGGCAGCGGCATCATTTAATACCGTGACCGCTATAGGTCTAGCCGTCGAACCCCCGTTCAAGGGCACAGGATCTACAATAGACAACGTAATTGGAATTAGGGTGTATGCCCAGACAGGTGGATCAGTAGTAAACTACGCGATTAAAACTGACGGAGGACGAATTGGGTTTGTCGGACTACCAACATCAGCAACAGGATTGGCGTCTGGAGATTTATGGAGTGATAGTGGAACAATTAAAATTGTAGCATAATAAACACCCCACACCTATATCTACGAAAAATGACTTCCCGAAAAGAATCTGCCGCAATCAAGTATCGCAATTTATTACAACATTCAGAAACGCCTAAAAGGAGAATTACAGATGGCAAAGATTTATAAAGCAATTATTGATTTTAATTCAAAGGAAGTTCATACTTATTATACGGAGCAGGCAACTGCACCATCTGGTATAAAGAGCATTGAGGGTTATACATTGTTCAGAGATGGTGAGGGACATCTTTCGGGTGATTGGGGGAATGAAGACCTAGCCCTAGCTTTAGAGGATTTTTTGGGTACACAGTGTGAGGTTGTCGACCCCCCTCATTTGGTGCTAGCCGAATCATCCACCGAGGAGCCCATCGAAGCCCCAATCGAAGATAAATAACATTATAGGTAACACACACCACGCCAAGGAGAATTATGAAACTAACTAATGCGCAGGTACTTGAAGTTATGAACGGGCTAGACCTATTGGGAAAGGAAAAGATTGCAATGAAACTAGTCTGGAAAATTGAAACGGCTCGCAGATCCTTGGAGCCGTTTCATAAAGGAATTCTTGATACCTTAGGAAAGATTCAATCCGAATGGGCCGAAAAGGATGCTGCAGGAAATATTGTTTTTGCTAAAGACGAGAAGGGTAAGACCATCCCCAATGCACTTCTCATACCAGTTGAAAATATTCCAAAATTCAACTCTGACGTTGAAGACCTGTTGGTGCCAGAGATTGAAGTGCAAAATATAGAGTTTAGACTATCAGATTTTCCAGAAACTATGGAACTTTCACCCGATATCATAAAGACGCTTCGCCCGTTGTTTGTAGACTAACGATTAATTTAATTGGATGGCAAAATGCCAATAACAACTAGAGAAGGACTAAAGGATTATTGTCTGCGACGGCTGGGGTATCCTGTAATAGAAATCAACGTTGACGATGAACAAGTTGAGGATCGAATACAGGATGCGTTAGAGTTCTGGAATGAATACCACTTTGATGGTGTCGAGAAGGTATATCTACGAGACAAGATTACAGCAAGCACTATAACATTTGTTGATGATATTTCTGCCTTTCAAATTGGTGAACTAATTATCGGCGAAACATCAGGTGCAAATGCGCTGATTTATAGCATAGACACAACAACTAACACCGCAGCCCTTCGTAACCTCAGCGGAACGTTTGCAGATGACGAGGTTGTTACTGGGCAGTCAAGTGCAATCTCCAAGTCAACTATCGCAACAGATGCGTTTGTTCTGGGCAACTGGGACTCACAGTATTTCGAAGTGTCTGACGCAGTTACGGGTGTTGTCCGGATCTTTCCAATCGGAGCTATGTCGGGCAGCAGTTCAACTAGAAATCTCTTTGATGTCATATACCAATTTAGATTGAATGACCTCTGGTCAATGATGTCTGCGGACCTAATCTATTATTCTCAGGTTAAGACATATATCTCGCAGTTGGACTTTATGTTTGCTGGGGCGAGGTCCTTTCGATTCAATCGCAAACAAAATAGAATCTTCATTGATGTTCAGTGGAAAGATACTTTCAAGCCAGGTGATTGGGTTGTAGTTGAGGCCTATCGAATTCTTGACCCTGAAACTTGGAAGGCTGTCTATAATGACATTTTCCTCAAGCGGTATGCTACTGCTCTTATCAAGAGACAATGGGGAAACAATATGAAGAAGTTTGCTGGGATTCAGCTTCCAGGTGGTGTCACCCTTAACGGAGCTGAAATCTACGGTGAGGCAGAAACAGAGATACAGAAGATAGAGGAAGAAATGCAAATGAGGTACGAGTTGCCCCCGGATTTTCAAGTAGGCTAAATAATGGCCACAAATTTTTACTTTCAGGAAGGTAACACTTCCGGTACTACCAATGAACAGCGTTTGGTTGAAGACCTGATTATTGAGAGCCTGAAGATTTACGGTCACGATATCTATTATCTGCCAAGAACCTCAGTTAACCCCGATAAACTTCTGGGAGAGGACGTGCTTGCTCAGTTCACACAAGCATATCCCATTGAAATGTATTTGTCCAATGTTCAAGGTTGGGAGGGTGGCGGAGAAATTCTTTCTAAGTTTGGCATTCAGCTAACCCACCAAGCAACCTTTGTTGTTGCCAAACGCAGATGGGAGGAAGCCGTTGCGTTGATGACGGATAACCTGCAACTGCCCACTAGACCTGCTGAAGGCGACCTGTTGTATTTTTCTAGAACAAAAGCATTTTTTGAAATCAAGTTTGTTGACCATTTAGACCCGTTCTTTCAATTGGGGAAATTCTATGTTTATTCTTTACAATGCGAGATGTATCAATATGGTTCAGAACACGTTGTTACGGGGGTCGAGGAAATTGATTCAAGGGCGCAGGCTTCTTCTCTCAATCTGTTTGACCATCAAATTGCATTGCAGAATGGAGGAAATCTTCTTCTTCAAAGCGGGTTCTCGTTGATTAAGGCAACTACTACGGGTACACCACCAGATTCGACATTCAGCGATAACGCGAAGTTTGAGACGGAAGGACGAGATATTCTAGACTTTGGCATTCGCAATCCATTCGGCGAAATTCTTTAATTAGGTAAGATATGTTTAAAGGCAAATATCATTATCACGAACACATAAGAAAGGCTATTATTGCTTTTGGGGTCGTGTTTAATAACATACAGATTAGAAGAAAGAATGCCGATGGCGAAGTTGTTCAGAGCTTGCGAGTTCCACTATCCTACGGACCCAAGCAGAAGTTCATCGCGAGGATTGAGCAGAATCCAAATCTGTCCAATACGCCTGCGTTTGAGTCAGTGGTGCCGAGAATAGGTTTTGAAATGACTTCGTTCTCATATGACTCGCATCGTAAACTATCAGTTACACAAAAGGTTCGTGCGATTGACACGGACAACAAAAGCATCAGGAGTGCATATACTAGCACCCCGTACAATATGGGGATTACTCTGAGCATTCTCACCAAGAATCAAGAAGATGGGTTGCAAATTGTTGAGCAGATTCTCCCAAACTTCAATCCCGATTTCAATGTAACTATTAACGAAATTCCAGAGTTGGGAGTAAAGAGAGATTTGCAAATTATCTTAGATAGCATTTCCTATAGTGATGAGTATTCGGGAGATTTCTCTCAGAGATTAGTTATCGGGTGGGACCTAGAGTTCACAATCAAGATGAATATGTTTGGTTATGTTGAAACTGCAAACGTAATCAAGAAGTCAATACAGAACATCTATACTGACGGTGGTCCGCTGGGAGCACCGGTAGCAACCGAAGGCGTAATTGGGCGCAAGATAACAACAACTCCGGACCCAATAGATGCGGACCCAGCAAGCAACTATAATTATATACAGGAGTTTGATGATATATTTGGAGGTTAACTGTGAATACATTTGATGAGCTTAACAAAAAATTTGAAATGGAACCTGAAGAACCGAAAGAAACTTCAGTGGTTCCTGCTACACCTGTGACTGAAATCACTTCAATTGAAACAGACACCGAAACTGCAAGACTAACAATGCACGGTCTGTTGTCCCAGGGCAACGAAGCAATAGAGGGGATTCTTAACATTGCGAAAAATAGCGACCACCCCAGGGCATATGAAGTTGCAGGACAGCTAATCAAAACGGTGTCTGAAGTTGCGAAAGATTTACTTGAGGTTCAAAAGAGAAAGAAGGACCTGAACAAAGGAACCGAAGAATCCTCTGACACGAAACAGAACATCCAAACACAAAACAATTTGTTTGTCGGTTCAACGACAGACCTTCTGAAGGCACTGAAACATCATAATATGGAAATTCTCCCAGCCAGGGAGGAGTAGTGGTGCAAGAAGAACTCACCTCATATCACGGAAATCCCAACCTTAAACGAGTTGCACACCAACACGATTTCACTGCCGAGCAGATAAGTGAAATTATGAGGTGCAAAGATGACCCAATTTATTTCATTGAGAATTATTGCTACATCGTGACCCTTGACCAGGGGTTGAAGCTGTTTAACCTTTATTCTTGCCAAAAGAAAAAGGTTGATATCATCCTCAACAATCGTAAGGTTGTTCTAATGGAGGGGCGGCAGCAGGGGAAGACGGTTACCGCAGCCGCGTGTATTCTTTGGTATACAATCTTTCAGGATAGCAAGACTGTAGCAATTCTTGCTAACAAGGGTGCAGCGGCAAGAGAAGTTATGTCTAGATATCAGATTATGTATGAGAATCTTCCGATATGGATGCAACAGGGAGTTAAAACTTGGAACAAGGGTGATGTTGAGTTGGAAAATGGTAGTCGAGTTTTTACATCGGCAACTACCGCTAGCGGTATTCGTGGTAAATCTGTCAATTGGCTATACATCGACGAAGCTGCGATTATTCCAAATACAGTTGCAGACCAATTCTTTGCGTCTGTTTATCCCACGATTTCAGCAGGTACAACAACAAAGATTCTTCTAACTTCAACTCCTCTGGGGTACAATCACTTCTGGAAGTTCTGGAATGAAGCGGAGAAGGGGCAGAACGGGTTTATTTCACATTTCATTCCGTATTGGGAAATCCCAGGAAGAGATGAGGCGTGGGCAGCAGAGCAACTTCGAATGCTCGGTGAGATTAAATTCAATCAGGAAGTTCTTTGCCAATTCTTGGGGTCTAGCAATACTCTCATTTCAGCAAGAGCCTTGGGGGAGATGTCATCTGTTGACCCAATTTATCGAAATATGAATTTGGATGTTTATGATAATCCTGTTCCAGGAAAAACATATGTGTTGACGGTGGACGTAGCCCATGGTATAGGTGGAGACTACTCTGCATTTACAGTAATTGACGCTACACAATCCCCATACAAATTGGTAGCCAAATACAGAGACAACACAGTAGCACCGATGCTTTACCCATCTATAATTCATAAGGTTGCCCGGGATTATAATGACGCATATGTTCTAGTTGAAACCAATGATATTGGGCAACAAATTGTGGACATTCTCTATACTGAACTAGAGTATGAGAATGTTGTTTCAACGCTAAAAGTTAAACACAAGACCTTTGCATCTGCTGGATTTTCTAGGCAAACTATGCTGGGGGTCAGAACCACAAAGACTGTCAAGAGAACTGGATGTTTTGCGCTTAAGAGTATGATAGACGAGGGTAAATTGCTTGTTTTTGATGTTGATGTTATTAGTGAACTTTCAACATTTATCGAAAAAGCTGGAACCTATGCTGCGGATGATGGTTATACAGACGACTTAGTTATGTCTTTGGTTCTTTTTTCTTGGCTCACAACCAACAAATTCTTCAGGGAACTAACCGATCTAAATATCAGAGAGAGAGTTTATCAACAACAAATGGACCAAATTGAAGATGAATTGACACCGTTTGGGGCGATAGATACCGGAATACAAAAAACTGAATTTGTTGAGGACGGAGTAGTCTGGTCTACTGACAAATCTCTCCCATGGAAAGATACGTTCTGAAAGTGGGAAACTTATAAATACTTAGAAAGTGTATTAGAAACAAGATTTGTTGTAACATATAATCATCAATAATAGGAGAGTAGAATGCCATTTCAATTATCACCAGGCGTCCTTGTTACTGAGAGGGATCTGACAAATGTTGTCCCCGCCGTGTCTACCTCGATTGGTGGATATGCTGGGCAGTTTGTGTGGGGGCCCGCTGAGGAAATAACGACTGTAGGATCAGAACAAGAGTTAATCAGAACTTTCGGAAAACCCAATACGGCAATTGCTGCTAGCTGGTTCTCGGCTGCAAACTTCTTATCATATAGCAACAATCTTAAGGTTGTGCGAGTCCTAGGAACCGGCGCCCTAAATGCTGCGGTTAGCGGAACACCCATTGCTATTAAGAATATGGCCGACTGGGAAGAGAATTTTTCCACAGGTCAAGGAAGTGTTGGTCTAGTTGCTGCAAAATTCCCCGGTGCTCTCGGAAATTCTCTTAGGGTTATTATCGTAGATTCTGCAACGTATGACGAGTTGCCACCTGAATTTGCAGGATTCTTACCGCAAGAGCCCGGAACATCCGCATTTGCTGAACTTGTCGGTGTCAGCGATGATGAACTCCACCTACTAGTCATTGACGAAGATGGTCTGTGGACAGGAACAGCCAATACCGTTCTAGAAACATTCCAGTTTATGTCCAAGATGGGCAATGCAAAGACAGAGGCGGGTGCAAGCAATTACTGGAGAGACCGTCTAATCGAATCACGATATATTGTTTGGATGGACAATGCTGATATTTCTTGGGGTGGCAATGCAAATGCTCCAGTAGATCCGCTGGATGCAGCCGTTGATGCGTCCTTGTTAGGGGGAGCGGATGGTAGTGCACCAAGCGCAGGTGCAGTTGAGCTTGGATACGGACTATTCATCAACTCAGAATCGGTTGACGTTAATCTTCTTTTTGCCGGTCCGCACCCATTATCAGTTGGTGCATTTCTAATAGAATCTGTTGCTGAAGTTAGAAAGGATGCAATTGCATTTGTTTCACCCCTTCTAGCCTCAATTACAACATCTGCAATACTTGCAGATAGAGTGACGCTCGGAGTCAATTCATCTTATGGATTTATGGATTCGGGTTGGAAATATCAATATGACAAATATAATGACGTTTATCGTTGGGTTCCGCTCAATGGCGATATTGCAGGCCTCTGCGCCAGAACAGACCAAGTTTCTGACTCCTGGTTCTCGCCAGGTGGGCTGACACGCGGCCAAATCAAAAATGTTGTTAAACTGCGCTTCTCGCCCAACAAAACTGAGCGCGACACTCTGTATGTCAAGGGCGTCAACCCGGTTGTTTCATTCCCAGGTGAGGGAACAGTTCTCTTCGGAGACAAGACACTTCTTGCGAAGCCGAGCGCATTCGATCGAATCAATGTCCGCAGACTGTTCATCACACTTGAGAAGGCGATTGCAGTTGCAGGCAGACAGCAATTGTTTGAGTTCAACGACGAGTTCACACGCGCACAGTTCCGCAATATGGTCGAACCGTTCCTCCGAGATGTTCAGGGTCGCAGAGGAGTTACTGATTTCAAGGTAATTTGCGACGAAACAAATAATACAGGCGAAGTCATTGACCGTAATGAATTCGTTGCAGATATCTACATCAAGCCTGCTCGTTCAATCAATTTCATTCAGTTGAACTTCATTGCAACAAGAACTGGCATTTCATTCGAAGAAATCGCTGGCGCCTAAATCTTTTCTATAAAAACAATTAGGAGAACAAAATGAACATTACGCAATTCCGAAATAAATTGGGCGCAGGTGGGTCAAGACCAAATCAATTTTTAGTAACGCTGAATTTCCCTTTACTGACAGGTTTCCAAGCAGGAGAACAGTCATTACTGGTAACAGCAGCCGCACTACCTGCATCTAACGTCAATCCAACGATTATTCAATACCGCGGCAGAGAAATCAAGCTCGCAGGCGAAAGAATCTTTGATCCGTGGACAATTACAATGGTCAACGACACTTCAATGAATCTTCGTAAGGGGTTTGAGCGTTGGTCAAACCTGATGAATGAGCGCACAAATAACGGTGGAGCCACTCAGCCGCTAGCATATTTGGCAGATTTGCACGTTGCACAGCTAGACCGCAATGATGTAAAGCTCCGCGAATACCAGATTTTCAATGCATTCCCAATGAATATTTCTGAAGTTGCTCTGGCCTATAGTCAGAACGATGTTATTTCAGAATTCACCGTAACACTACAGTATTCGCATTTTGAAGTAACACCTAGTTAATTAACAGATAGGTAAAATATAATGGACTTATTTGGATTTAATATTTCTCGGAAGGGGCACGCGGAAACAGAAAAAAGTTTCGTTCCCCCTTCCGAGGACGGTGCGATTGACACTTACCGCGCGGTAGGGGGCCACTACGGCACCTACCTGGATTTAGACGGTGTTGTCAAAAACGAAGCAGACCTCATCAGACGATATCGTGAGATATCAATGTTTGCTGATGTTGATTCTGCCATTGATGATGTTGTCAATGAGGCAATTGCCAATATTGACAGCGAAGATCCTGTAACGCTGTGTCTGGATGAAGTGAAGGGATTCTCGGTTAGCATCAAGAGTGCAATAGAGGAAGAATTCGAAGATATATTGACAATGATGGATTTTTATAATAAAGGTCAAGAATACTTTAGGCGTTGGTATATTGATGGTAGAGTCTATTTTCATAAGGTCATTGACACTAAGTTTCCCAAAAAGGGTATAACAGACATTCGTTATGTTGACCCTAGAAAAATTCGCAAAGTTCGAGAAGTTCTGCGCGAACGGGATCCGGCTACAGGTGTTGAGTTTGTCAAATCAACTAACGAATTTTTCGTGTTTACTGAAAGAGGATTGCTCCCGGGAAAGAATATTGGTACTCTCGGAGCGTCACATCAAACAATACGAATCAACAAGGATTCAATTACATTCGTTCCGTCTGGTCTTATTGACCAAGACACGAATATGGTGCTTAGTTATATGCACAAGGCTATCAAGCCGGCAAATCAGTTGCGGATGATGGAGAATGCATTGGTCATTTATCGTCTAGCAAGAGCACCAGAAAGAAGAATATTTTACATTGATGTCGGAAATCTTCCAAAGCAAAAGGCCGAGCAGTATCTAAAGGACATAATGGCTCGTTATCGCAACAAGCTCGTTTATGACGCAGAGACCGGCGAGATTCGGGATGACAAGAAGTATATGAGTATGTTGGAGGATTTTTGGCTTCCTCGTAGAGAAGGTGGTCGAGGTACGCAAATTGAAACTCTACCGGGCGGGCAGAATCTAGGAGAGATTGCTGATATTGACTATTTCCAAAGAAAGTTGTATCAGGCTCTCAATGTTCCTATGTCGCGCCTTCAACAGCAAGGTGGGTTGAACTTTGGGCGTGCCGCAGAAATTACCAGAGATGAGTTGAAGTTCACTAAGTTTATTGGAAAACTTCGTAGAAAGTTCTCTACTGTATTTTTAGATATCCTCAAGTCACAACTCCTGCTCAAAGGCATTGTTACTGAAGTTGATTGGGAAAAGATTCGCGAAGATATCAAGTTCAATTTTGCTCAGGATGCATACTACACCGAAAGCAAACAGCAAGAGCTTCATCGCACAAGAATGGAATTGCTCGGGATGGCAGCACCGTTTGATGGTAAGTATTTCAGCACCCAGTACATTCAGAAGGAAGTATTGCATTTGACCGATGCTGAAATGTCATCCATTGAGAAGGAGAACAAGAAAAATCTCTCAGAGAATCCTCCAATGGATCCGAATGCAGGTCCTCTTCCAAGTGCAGGTCCGCCTCGCGGTGAACCAAAGCCCGACGAATCTAAGCCAGAGTTAAAACCAGAATCGAAGCCAGATAAACCCAAGCTGGTCGCATCTAACGTAAGGAATACAAGATGAGTAAACTAGACGAACTTAAACAGAGTACGCTTAAGTCTTATGTTAAAAAGGCCACTGCGGACATTGCGCACCAAGAAAAGAATTATCAGGATGACCTTAAGAAACCACAAGATTTAGTTAAGCATCCTGGAAAATATGTCGCATCTCGCGAAAGAATGGGCGCGGCGCGCAAACAAATTCGCAAACGAATAATAGGGGTAATGTCCGCAGAAAAAAAACTCAAGGAGAATAATATGAACACCGAAGAAACTCCAACCGAAGTTTCAGAAGCAAAAAAGCCTGCCCTTAAGGCGTATCTTGATCGGCTGCGACACGCGAGAAAGAGAGCATTAAAGAAAATGCGAAAAGGATCTAAGCCGTTTCGCAAAGAAGAAGCAGATTTGCCGATATCTACAAATAAGGTTATGACCGAAGAATATTCGTCTGCACTTCGCGATTTAATTGCCAACGTAGAGTCTGACAATTTAATAGATGCCAATGCAAACTTTATTTCGGCCATCAATCAGAAGATTGAGTATAGTTTAAATTTAGCAAAGGATGCTCTGGCTCAACGAATTTATTCGGCACCTGAATCTACAGAGAACTAAAATGACCACGGACACTTCGGCTCCTGAAAATATAACCGAATTAGATGCTAAGACCTTGAAAAGTTATATTGCCAAGGCCAAGGCATCCAAGAAGAAGGCCGCGGATAAGGCACAAGATTATTATAGGGCAGTCAAGGGCGGAGATGAGAAAGAAATTGAGACGGCGTATTCTTCGGCCAAAAAGAATGCCAGAGTGTCTGCCAAAAGAACACTCGGTATAGGTGATGCTAAGTATAAGTTAAAATCTAAAGGTGTTGCAGAAGAATTCGAGGACTTGCCTTCGGATGAATTAAACGAACTCAATAAAGAAACTCTGATTGTATATAGAAAGAAAGCAGCCGATTCTCATTTTAATGCCGTAGAACGTAGAGGTAACTTAGGAGACAAGTCTACTCCTAGGGCGCAAGCTCTGTTAAAAAAGATACAGAAACGCAGAAAGGGATATCAGGCAGCAACAATGAATCTGTCAAAAAGTGCTTATGAGGAAACAGAAAGGAATACAGAAAATTCGCTGTCAGAGGAAGACTATGATAGAGCGCGGGATGCTAAGTTCAGCGACGATGCTCCCGAGTATCGGTACAAAAAGACTCGCAAACCGCATCTTCGCCGTACTCCCCAATCTTCAGGATCTGGGTCGCACGCGGTTCACGTTGACGGGAAAAAGTGGAAGTCGTTTTCTTCAGCCAAACACGCAACTAATGTGGCATTGAAACTGCAAGCTAAAGATAAGAATAAAAAATTCAGTATTCACAAAGAAGAAACTGAGTTGTCCGAACTAGATAATACTACTCTCAAGTCCTACGTTAAGAAGGCAAAGACAGAAGAAACCAAAACCGGATATAAATAAAACAGATGCACTTCGGGCCAGATTGATATTGGCAGTAGCCGACAAGAAGAACTAAGTTCACAAACCATCTAAGTAGAGAGCAATACAATGGCTTTAACCATTCTTAAAAATACACCAACGCACGCCGTTGTTAAAGTATATGATGATACAGACACCATTGAACTAACTGCGCTTGCACTTGAATCTCAAAGTGCGGATGCTCCGTTAGTTAACATTAAGTCGATTTATTGGATGTCAGGCAGCGAATCGTCTGCTATAAGTATTACTAGAGATGAAACTGTCCTTTATACTCTGCCCGCAAATGATGAGGGAATGGTTGACTTTATCGGATTTGTCGATAATGAACTAAACAATGAGGACATTGTGGTTTCGGCAACTAATGGTGCAGTTGTCATTCTAGTTCTTATTAAGGTTACAGGATATGGAGATGAAGAACATCCATATCAGTCGTTGCCTGCAGAAGAGGAATAATCAATGAAACTTATTAAAGAGTTAGTAGAAGATGTTCAGATTATTTGTGAACAGACAGCCGCTTCTAAGAATTATTTTATAGAAGGTGTCTTTTTACAGAGCGATATAACAAATAGAAATTCCAGAATGTATCCGAAAAATGTTCTTCAAAAAGAAGTGTCAAGGTATGTCAGGGAGTATGTTGATGCTAAGAGGGCATTTGGGGAGCTGGGACACCCAGAAGGACCAACTATCAATTTGGATCGTGTTTCCCATATGATAGTTTCGCTTAAGGAAGACGGCAAGAATTACGTAGGTCGCGCAAAGATTATGGATACACCGATGGGTAAGATTGCAAAGAATCTTTTGGACGAGGGTGCTAAGTTGGGTGTTTCGTCTAGGGGGCTAGGAACAGTTCGTGTAACTAAGGAAGGAATCAACGAAGTTCAGAGTGACTTCTATCTAGCAACAGCCGCAGATATTGTTGCAGATCCTTCTGCGCCGGATGCGTTTGTTCAGGGCATTATGGAGAATGCAGAGTGGATGTTTGTCGAAGGTGTTTGGACATATCAAAAGATGGATGAGACGAAAAGACTCCTTGAACAAACACGCCGAAAACAGCTAGAAGAAATTAAGATGCGAGTGTTTGAATCGTTTCTTTCCGAAATTTCAAAGAAGTAATTGTAATAAATACTAGAAACACTAATTTAGGAGATTTTCAATGTCAGTAGAGAAAAAGATACGGGAGATGATGAATGCTCCCAAGGTACTAGAAGAAGGGTATCCTGGAGCAGGAAAGAACAAAGAGGAAAAGGCAATGGCACAGGGGTCATCTTCAACCGAAACTCCAACAGTCGTTGCCAAGGGCCCCAATGCAGATGAGACTGCCAGGTCAGGTGCAGCCGCTTCTCTTGCGCCGGGTTCTTCACAGAAGGAAAACTCACCTGCCAAACAGGGGGCTTCAAAGGATGCTGAAGTTGAAGAATTGGACAAAGATGCTGTCGGCAAGTCCGCGGCAGCGAAGGCAACTAAAGCACCGACTCTCACGGCTAAAGGCGCTGGTCCTGCGATTAATTTCAAGGCGGTAGCCGAAGCCAAGGACGAGAAAGAGGACGAGGACGAGGACGAGGACGAGGATGAGGACGAGGACGGGGAAGAGAAGGAAGAAAAGAAGGACAAGAAAGAATTCCCATTCGAAAAGAAAGAAAAGAAAGAGATGAAAGAAACTCTTACGCAAGATGAATTCGATTCTCTTAGCGAAGAGGAACAGGCAGAGTATGAGGAAGTAATCTCAGAAGATGTAGGGAACGAACTCACGGAAGAAGAGTACAACGGGCTTTCTGAGGAAGATAAGGCCGGTTATGAACTAACCGAATATAGCCTTTGGCGTCCGAAGGAGAGCGGGTTCACAGGTAGAGGTCACGAACCCAAGAAGAAGGGTAAGGCGAAGGCTTCCCCGAAGGCTTCCCCGAAGGCAGAAGCTAAGCCTGAAACAAAGAAGGAAGACTTCGTTCCTGAGATTAATGCTCTTTTCTCAGAAGAAGCTGACCTTTCCGAAGAATTCAAGACTAAGGCAGCGTCACTTTTCGAAGCCGTTGTTGCCGCTAGAGTTGCAGATATTCGTTCTGAGCTAGAGAACTCTCTTGCCGAAGAAACAACCGCAGTGATTGCGGAGCAGCGGGCTGAATTGGTTGAAAAGCTCGACAGCTATCTTTCATATGTGGTTGAGAATTGGATGAGAGAGAATGAAGTTGCAATTGAGAACGGTCTCAGAACAGAGATTACCGAAGGCTTCATCGCCGGACTGAAGAATCTTTTTGAGGAAAACTTCATTGAGATTCCCGAAGAAAAGCTGGATGTCATCGGTTCGATGGATACTGAGATTTCACAACTGAAGGAGGAAGTAAATGCTCGTATGGAAGAGGTAGTTTCTCTCAACAAGCAGTTAATTGTAGCTAAACGGGAAAGCATATTCCGAACTGTAACCGAAGATTTAGCTAAGACTGAAGTTGAAAAATTCGCATCGCTTATCGAAGAAGTCTCATACGAGTCAGATGAACTTTTTGAAGAAAAGCTCAAAGTTATTAAGGAAACATATTTTCCTAAGGCAGTAAATTCAGGAACGGATTCATATGAGTCCTCATCTGATTTGTTAGCAGAGGCTTCGCCTGCTGTTGCCGCTTATGCTAATGCAATTGGTCGCACACAGTTCTAAAAAGTTCCATTTGTATAAATAATAGTAAAGGTTTAACACAATAACACAAGGAGATAGTAAATGTTTTTATCAGAGAAGCTACAAGAGAAGTGGGCACCGGTTCTGGATCACCCTGAACTTTCGCAAATTAAGGATGCCTACAAGAGAGCAGTCACCGCAGTAGTTCTTGAGAACCAAGAAAGGGCTCTCCGGGAAGAGAAGCAAGCTATGTTCTCCGAAGATGCTCCCGCTAATAGCGGATTCGGCAGCGCAGGAACACTTGATAAGTATGACCCCATTCTTATCAGCCTAGTTCGTCGGTCACTCCCGAACCTTATGGCCTATGATATTGCTGGCGTCCAGCCAATGACTGGTCCGACTGGCCTTATCTTCGCTATGAAGTCACGTTACACGAACAAGTCGGGTGCAGAAGCTCTGTTCAACGAAGCTGACACCGGATTCTCAGGATATCAGGGTTCACACGCAGGTTCAAACCCGACAACATCGGCAATTGACGGTGGCACATACAAGACAGGTAAGGGTATCACCACTGACGAAGCTGAAGCTCTCGGAACAGGTGGGTCAAGTGGTGAGTTCGGAGAGATGGCTTTCTCAATCGAAAAGACAACTGTTACAGCCAAGTCACGCGCACTCAAGGCCGAATACACAGTTGAGCTTGCACAGGACCTCAAGGCAATTCACGGGCTTGATGCTGAATCAGAACTCAGCAACATTCTCTCACAAGAAATTCTTGCTGAAATCAACCGTGAAGTTGTTCGTACAATCTATCACGTTGCTAAGAAGGGTGCACAATCAACTTCGACACCTGGAACATTCGACCTTGACGTTGATTCAAACGGACGTTGGTCAGTTGAGCGTTTCAAGGGTCTTCTGTTCCAAGTTGAGCGCGATGCTAACGTAATCGCACAAGAGACTCGTCGTGGGCGTGGTAACTTCATCATCTGCTCGTCAGATGTTGCAGCCGCACTCGCAATGACAGGCAAGCTCGACTATACGCCTGCTCTTGGCTCAAATGCAGGAATCTCGTCTGATGATACCGGCAACACATTCGCTGGCACACTCAATGGTCGTTACAAGGTCTTCATTGATCCCTACACAGCCAATATCGGAGCAGCTTCACAGTTCCTCGTAGTCGGTTATAAGGGAGCATCAGCTTATGACGCTGGTATCTTCTATTGCCCATACGTTCCGCTTCAGATGGTTCGTGCAATGGATCCGAATTCATTCCAACCGAAGATTGGTTTCAAGACACGTTATGGGATGGTAGCTAATCCGTTCATCACAACAACTGATAACGGTGCAACGGATGCGGACACATTCACGAAGTACCGCAATCACTACTATCGCAGAATTCAAGTAACAAATCTCCTGTAATCTATTATAATTACGGAGAGTACGAATTACAGCAGGGAGTACGAAAGTGCTCCCTTCTGTTTGACTAGACTATAAATACATATGTCTTGAAACCAATGGAGAGCAATTTTGTCTAGAGCTAAAGCTAATTACGAAAAAAGCAAGTTTGTTCTTATCAATGGAACTAAGTTGCCATTTACTGAGGCAATGAAACAGTGTGGGTTGAACCACTATATGCTCACTAGGAACATTATAATGGGTGTCGACGGGTTTGTGGGATTCCCTGATTCAGAGACATTTTGTAAAAATGAATTGGCTCGGCTCTATGAAAAATTCCCAACAAGTCCTAGCAGAGAAGAAATAGTTATTGCCAAAGCAAATCGCCGTTCCCTCAAGAGTCTAGCCAAAGAACATAAAATAACCTATAATACTTTGGGTTCTATATGCCTGTTGCAGGGCGTTGACACGAAGTTCGACCAGGTTCCGCGCGAAATTCATACTAAACTGTCTAAGGAGTGTTTAGAAACACATTTATCCCTGAGACATTCTGCTGAGTTTATGGCAAAGAAATATAATGTTTCTCCGTCATTCATATTACAGAAACTTCACACCCACGGATTAAACGTGCAGCCTTCATTTACATCCGTAGGAGAACTTGAATTGAAATCCTTTATTGAATCGTTGGGGTTTAAACCGACTAAGCACAAAACTAAGAAGTATGAAATAGACGTTTTTGTCCCAGAACTTAATATTGGATTTGAATACAATGGTATATATTGGCATTCAAAGTTCCCCAGAAAGTATCACCAGGAAAAGTATCTTATGGCCAAAGAAGATGGGATAAGACTAATCCAAATTTGGGACATAGATTGGATAAACAAGAGGACCCTGATAGAAAGAAAGGTGTCCCATGTTCTAGGGAAAAATGTCGGCGAGAGGATATTTGCCAGAAACACTTTTATTGATACGGTTTCTTCGACGGAGCTAAGATCCTTTTACGAGGAGAACCATATACAGGGGTACAAGTATGTCAAACACAACTTTGTTTTGAGAACAGATTCTGGTATCGTTGCTGCAATTTCCTTTCAGAGGAACAAGATAGAACGGTATGCCACATCATCTCCTGTGATAGGAGGGTTTTCGAAATTGCTAAAACATTCCGTTAATGCGCTGTCACTTGAGACCGTGGAAACTTTTGCGGACTTATTCTGGTCCGATCACCTAGCTAATCAATATGTTAAGATGGGATTCAAGCTAGTTTCTATAACACCCCCGAATTACTTCTGGTGCAAGGGGGGAGAAAAGCATTCTAGAATCAAGTTCCAGAAGCACAAACTGAAATCTCTTCCCAACTATTGCGATGCAAAGACTGAGGAAATGATGATGTATGAGAACAAATACATCCGAGTCTTTGACGCAGGGAATGCTAAGTTTGTTTTAGACATTGTATAAATACTTCTATTAAGTATCACTACAACGCTGTAGAAGGCATCATTAATGCCCACATAGTATATTAACATATCTGTCAAGTGTTTGCAAGGCTTTAAACGGACGAGGTTAGCCAAATGTCAGAATATTATGATGAGGAAGAAGAAGCCGAGGAAGAAACAGTTCGTGAGTCTTGGGTCAATCGGCAACAGCCAAGCGAGCTAGATTATCTTCGGCCCAATGGCTTTAGGTTGTCTATTCGTAGTTTACCTAAGGTAACCTATTTCTGCCAAAGTGCCAACATACCGTATATTTCACTGGGTGCTGTCTCCCAGAGTACACCTCTGACAGATTATTATTTGCCTGGTGAAAAAATCAACTATAGTGATTTGGTTGTCCGCTTTATGATTCAAGAAGATATGTCCAATTATATCGAATTGTATGATTGGATGATGGGGCTTGGCTTCCCGGTAGACCACGCACAGCATAGAAAGTTGGGTCGCATCCGCCACAACCATAATGTGGGTGATGCAACTAGGACTGACGCCTGGCAATATAGCGATGCTTCATTGTTGGTTCTGGGGTCTAGCTACAACCCGATAATGAAAGTCAATTTCTATGATTGCTTCCCTGTGTCTTTGGAAGGTCTAGACTTTGATGTATCTTCTGGGAATCACCAACATTTCTTCGGGTCTGTCGTTTTTAAGTATCGCCATTTTGATTTTGAGAGATTGGCCAAAGAGACTTGACATAACAGCCTGTTTGTATTAGATTGCATAATGCACACAAACAGGAGAAAAGGCTGTTATGAAACTGTCAGAAATACAGGATATGTGGGGCCAGGATGCAAAAGTGGATATGACCAATTTAGGTCAGTCTGCGGCTAGAGTTCCCGAATTGCATTCCAAATATTTAAAACTTCTCACCAACACTAAGCTACAGGTCAGAAAGATTGAGAGCGAGTTCCTACGTTTAAAGAGAGCCAAAACTAGTTATTATCGCGGAGAGCTTTCGCAGGAAGAACTGCAAGAGCTTGGTTGGGACCAGTATTTGCGTAATCGCCCCCTGAAGAATGAAATGGAGGATGTTTTGAATAGTGACGAAGATATTATTGCCAGTTTAGATAAATTGGAATATCTCAAGACAGTTCATTATCAGCTAGAACAAATATTAAAGTCTATTAACAGTCGAACGTGGGACATTAAGACCGCGGTGCAGTGGCACACATTCACGCAGGGTAATTACTAATGAAATCGCATCTGTATCTTAGACGAATTGCCTTTATGATAGGCGACCAACATTTAGTGCCTCACGGCGGAGTCGGGCAGTTTGCCAAAGGCATTATTGAAATTGCCCAAACGTTAAACTGGAAAGTTGATATCATAAGTGATAAACCCCCAACCAAGAAGACGGGAGAATTTCACGAAGTATTAAAATCACTTGGGGCTTCTTTTGTTTATCCGAAGACCCCGATTTCATATAAAGACCACGCAAATGTATTTGCATTTTCAGATTCGATGAATTTTGAAAAGATGGTCAATTTTCGCAATTCAATAATGGGTGCATTTGAGAAGAACATATATGATGCCATTATTTGTAACACGCTTGAAACATTTCCAGTTGCATATGGTTTGAATCTTCATCCATATATCCCTGTTATATTCTATACTCACAATGAGAGTATGATTTTTCGTGAATCTCGAACCTTGAAGAATGTATTTTCTGAGAGCTTTAACCAGTTCTTCAATCAAGTTGTTGGATGTGCAGGCGTGGTTGTCGGAACGCAGTCAGAACGTAATGCTCAGGAATTGGTCAAGAATGTTCACGGGAGGTGTGTTCATTTGCAGATGCCGATTCCAGAAACAGCATTACTGGCACCAAATTTTAATGAGCGTGAGGGAGTTTTGTTTATTGGCCGTTGGGAGAAGGGGAAGAACCCCGAAGAATATTTGCGAGTAATAAAAGAAACGGGGCTCCCTGCAAAAATACTTACTAACTCAAATGGTGCTAGAAAGTTTCGAGATTGGTTCAAAGAACACAATATAACAAATTATACGATTGGTGAGTCGTTAATTGGTCAAGAAAAGGTAGAATTTATAACAAGCGCAAGACTGCACTTGAATACGAGTTTGCGCGAGTCTTATGGGTTTGCAATGTTTGAGTGCATAGGCCATATGCCCTGCGTAGTATTAGAAGGTGCAGATTGGCGCAACAATTTCAATTCGTTGTTCTATAGGACAGCAACCAAATCTTCACTTGTTTCTGTTGTGGATGACTTATATCATAGGTATGCTTCACCCAATTTGTGGTATGCTAGCGGTTCACTAGAATATGTGCGCTCATTGCATTCAAGTGCGGGGCCAGCTTGGAATGGGCTTATTTCAAATTACAAGAGCAAAGAATCCTTAAATACTTCTGCAAAGATAAATACCTATGATTCAGTGACATACTCTGAATATATTGCAGGATTGGGCCGAAGTCAAATATCAATTGAGGATGTGCAGTCGGTGTTGTCCAATCGGTCCAAATTCAATGTTAGATATAGTGATGGTGACACATATTTGTATCGCGGTGATGCTCCTATGCTATTAGATACTACTGCAGGCTCAACAAGTTTAGAGGAGTTATTCGCATAATGACTTTTGATATCACGCTAGAGAAAACGGATGAAGTGTTTATGAGCGTCTATTCCGAGGCGGATATTGCTATGGAGTTGTCGGAGTTTTTTACCTTTGAAGTGCCGGGTGCAAGATTCACCCCGCAGTATCGGGCAAAAATGTGGGATGGGAAGTTGCGTCTATTTAATGCATTTACCAAACAATTGTATTTGGGTCTCATTCCATATATTGAAGAATTTTGCAAAGGTCGAAATTACAGTTTGGACAACAAGTGCCCCTCTGTTGGGGAGAAGGTAACGGATTTTGATTTGGGTAGCTTCATTGCAGACCTGAAGATTCATTCACGTGGCACACCAATTGAAGTGCGTGATTACCAACAGGACGCAGTTAGACACGCCTTAGCTGAAGGTCGGACGCTGTTGCTCTCCCCCACTGCGTCTGGAAAGAGCCTAATCATTTATTTGTTGGTTCGCTGGTATCAAAATAAAGGTTATCGGCAATTGATTGTTGTTCCGACAACATCGTTGGTTGACCAACTCAGTAGTGATTTTGGTGACTATGCTTCTGAGTTGGAGTGGACACCGCAGGATAACATTGCTAAAATTTACGGCGGCCAAGAAAAGCATACTGAGTACCCAATTGTGATTTCTACCTGGCAGAGTATCTTTAGAATGCCGAAATCATTCTTCAATGAGTTTGATGTTATCTATGGAGACGAGTGCCACCTTTTTAAGGCGAAGTCTCTAGTTGGAATTCTCACTAAATCTAATTCTGCTAAACACCGGATCGGTACTACAGGAACTCTAGACGGAACCAAAACACACCGATTAGTGTTAGAGGGATTGTTTGGTTCAGTTCACAAAGTAACTACGACAAAGAAGTTGATGGATGCTAAACAATTGGCGACTTTGAACATCAAAACAATACTTCTAACGTATCCTGATGTTGAAAGGAAACTTGTCAAGAAGATGACCTATGCAGAGGAGCTTGATTTCATAGTTACTCATCCAAAGAGAAACAAGTTCATCCGAAACTTATCATTAGATTTAAAGGGCAATACTCTGATTCTTTTTCAGTTTGTTGAGAAGCACGGAAAGACGCTTTATGAAATGCTCAAAGAAAAGAACCTAGATGGGCGCAAAATCTTCTTTGTTCACGGGGGTGTAGGAAGCACAGACCGAGAGGCAGTGCGAGCCATAGTAGAAGGAGAAACGAACGCGATTATTGTGGCGAGTGTTGGGGTGTTTTCTACTGGCGTGAACATTCGGAATCTTCACAACATTGTCTTTGCGTCCCCCTCTAAAGCCAGAATACGCACACTGCAATCCATTGGACGCGGTCTTAGAACAGATACAGGAAAGACTATTTGTAACCTTTATGATATCGGTGATGACTTTGCTTGGAAAAGCACAACCAACTATACTCTAACACATATGAAAGAGAGAATCAAAATATACAATCAAGAGGGTTTCAATTATAAAATCATAACGATTCCTCTTTATGGAAACTAGACATTACAAGGTAGTAAAGCTAAAGACAGGGGAAACCCTAATATGTTGGCTGCCTCGGGAGCTTCGACCGGGGTCGTCAGACGCATTTCTGACACTCAACGACCCAGTTCAGGTTGTGTCGATGAAGGAAATGCGACGATTGGATGGTGTAGTATCGGCGGAGACTTTTATGTTGCGGCCGTGGGTTGGGTTGAGTGATTCATCTGAATTTTCAATTTCTATGGATATCATCTTGACGATTGGAAATGCCAAGAGGGGCGTTCAGAAGCAGTATGAAACGTTTCTGACCTATAGTGCGGAGGCGGAAGACTATTACCGCGAACAAGAAGAAAGTCGTTTGCGGTCAGACGCAGCCGAAATGCTTATTCGGGAATTGAGTCCCAACAAATTTTACAGGATTGTTGACGATCCATACGGGGAGGGTTGATGAAATCTGAAAATCATTATATTGACAATAAGGTGTTTTTGGCGGCATTAATTGAGTATCGTGTTGGACTGGAACAGGCCAAGATTTGCGGGGAAGAGTTGCCGCGAGTGCCAGAATACATAGGTGAGTGTTTCATAAAGATTGCAGACCACTTAGCGCATAAGTCCAATTTTGTGAATTACAGTTTTAGAGAAGATATGATTTTAGATGCAATTGAAAATTGTTTGATTTACGCACACAATTTTGATCCAGCTAAGTCTAGCAATCCCTTTGCGTATTTTACACAAATTGCCTATTATGCATTTATTCGTAGAATACAAAAAGAAAAGCGGCATATGAGTACCAAAAATCGGTATGTGCAGTCTTTAGATATTGATACATTAATAAGACAGGCGAGTGATGATGGTGATTATGGCAGTTGGTTTGTTAGCTATCTTCAAGCGCAAGTGGATGATGCTGAAAGGGAAAATGACCCCAAACCACCTCAGAAGATGAAGCGAATGCCGAAATATTTACAAAAGGCTAAACTGAGCATCCTGGATGACTTCGCCGTCCAGATTGATGAAACCGAACACATTGATTTGCCAATAGTAATGGCAGACGATTGACCCTCTGCTAGAAAATACGGGACGCGGCGAAAAAATGCAAATTAGAACTTGACACCGTGCAGTAGTTGTGTTAGTTTACATCATAAGCTATGTGATAACAAAAATTATGGGGGTGGGGTATGACAATCCGATATTCGGAAATTTTTTTTTCGTTTCAGGGGGAGGCTGAACTCGCAGGTGTTCCTGCAGTTTGGTTGAGATTTTTTGGCTGTAACTTAAATTGTAATGGTTTTGGTCAAGCAAATCCGACAGACCCATCTACTTACATTCTGCCATACAAAGATGCAGATTTAAGTAATGTGCAGACACTTAAGGATTTGCCTGTTTGGAAATATGGTTGTGATTCGTCTTATTCTTGGTCTGCTAAGTATAAGCATCTCGCGCAAACGTGTACGGTTGATGTTGTTGTTGACCGCTTAGTTGATGCTAACCGGTCTGAACACAACCCAGAAGGGAAGTTTATTCACCCAAAAACACACCAACCAATAATGCTATGTTTCACTGGTGGCGAACCGATGCTTCAGCAGCCAAACATTATTGCGATTTTGCAGGAGTTGCGGCGTCGGGGGAATCTGCCGACTATTGTTACCGTAGAGACAAATGCAACCGTGCCACTTTCTGAGGCTCTTCGGGAGTTTATCAATACTGAATTCTTTGCGCGTGTTTCTGGTGGTGAGCGTTGGCACTGGGCTATGAGTCCCAAGTTGTTTAATGTTTCAGGTGAAGCTAATGCGATAAAGCCGGATATAATATATTCGTATGCTGTGACTACGAGAAACACCTCGGTGTTGAAGTTTGTTTGTCGAGGTGGCAAGGCAGACTGGGATGAGCTTGATGGATCTATTGAAAAGATATTACAGAAGTTTGATATTTTGAAGATTCCCCCAATCTGGATTATGCCCGTGGGTGCAACGCAAGAAGCACAATCAGATATCGCAGATTTGTGTATGGAGGCAATGCATCGCGGATACAACGTAGCAACACGAAATCAATGTGCAGTTTTTGGAAATAAAATCGGATTCTAGGAGAACATAATGGACAAACTTGGGAAATATTCAAAGACGGACGTTGAGTTGGGAATGCGCGTTCACGCCTATCTCAAGGAAGTTGGTGTAGAGACTCCGACTGTTGCGGGCAGCCATCAGTCTATGGACGCTCGTATTAAGAAGATTGAGAAGCATTTTCGAGCAATTATGGAAACTCTTTGCTTGGATATGGCAGACGACTCTCTTGCCGATAGCCCTCGTCGGGTGGCCAAGATGTATGTTCGTGAAATGTTTTGGGGGCTCGACCCGTCTGCCTTCCCAAAATGCACAACAATCGAAAACAAGATGGGATATGATGAAATGGTTCTTGAAAAGGACATCACGGTAATGTCTTGTTGCGAGCATCATTTTGTTACCATTGATGGTGTCGCGCACGTTGCATATATTCCTTCTACTAAGGTTATTGGGCTGTCGAAGCTCAATCGTGTGGTTGAATATTTCTCACGCAGACCTCAAGTTCAGGAGAGACTGACTGAGCAGGTCTATCACGCGCTGTCGTTGATTCTAGAGTCCCCGAATGTTGCGGTTGTCATTGATGCTTCGCATTTCTGTGTTAAGGCTCGCGGAGTGCAAGATCCGCAGTCAACAACGACTACCTCTAAGTTGGGTGGTGTATTCAAGACAGACGCCGCGCTTCGTGCTGAGTTTATGCACCTTATCAAGAAGTAGGAGAAAATATGAGTTCAGACTGGTGTATGCTCGACCTCGAAACAATGAGTACGGAATCTAATGCCGCAATATGTTCCATTGGGGCGGTTAAGTTTAATCTGGCCGAGGGAATAACGGATAGTTTTTACATTACAGTTGATGTTGCAGACTGCAAGAGATGCGGCTTAGATGTTTCGCTGAGTACAGTAAAGTGGTGGAGCAAGCAGCCCAAATCTACCCTTGATGCATTGCGTGAAAATTGTGTTCCTCTCAAAGATGCTCTAACTGCATTTTCTAAGTGGTACGGGTCGGTACCGATGGAGACTTGGGGCTGCGGTGCAAACTTTGATAACGTCATTATTGAGAATGCATACAAAGCTGTCGGTATGGTTCGTCCTTGGAATGCATGGAAGGATCGGTGTTATCGGACAGTTCGTGAATTGATTAAGATGCCTGAAAACGAGCGGTTGGGTACATATCACAATGCATTAGATGATGCCAAGCATCAAGCGGCGCACTTGCTAAAAATTCTGGGGAGCTAACAATATGATGCTTGAATATGTTGCGTCTGGTCTGTCTTTTTTGCGGTTACGATTCCCAGAAACACGGGTTGGTGCATTGCGTGATGAATTGAACTCTCTTTGGCGCCGTGTTCGCGGGCAGCACGGGCACGAATTATCATTCCTCTTTAATGCTCACGTTGAGAAGATTTTTGCCGAGCCATTCAAGGAATGTTTTCGGGGTGAGGGGATCCACCAAGTCTATGCCGATTCGGGTGGTCTTCAAATGGTTACGTTGGGGATGAAAATTACACCTCAGTTAAAGGATGACGTTTACGAGTTTCAGGGGAAGTATTCAGATTGTGCTATGTCATTTGATGAAATTCCTGTTTCTATTATTGGTGCTCGTGCTGTGCGCGGTGACACTTCGAATAAGTATTTTGATAAGGACAAGTTTGAATTCTGTGCGAAAGAGACCGGTCGCAATGTAAGGCGTCAGATTGAAACTTTCGATAAGTTGAAGTCAGATGCGCGACCACTATTTATTGCGCAGGGGCACAATTGCGACACCTATATTAAGTGGACGGAGCTTGCATTTTCTGAAATACCCAAGGAGATGCATTCTCGCATCGGCGGAGTTGCTATGGGGTCTGCCGCATTGGGTAACGGAATGTTTGAGGACTGTAAGAGAGCATTCTATTACACTCAGTTGCCAATTGAAAGCACTCACTTGCACTTGCTCGGTGTGGGGGCTATCAGCAGATTGTTGCCGACCACAGTATTTTTAGATAATGGATTGTATAAGGATTTGCATATCAGCTATGATAGTACCACACACACTTCAGGTGTACAGATGGGCCGGTACTATCATAGCAATAGGGAGTGGGTAACACCCACTCGTAAGATGAATCCTGCATATACAAAGATTCGTGAAGATATTCAGAAGAATGTTCCTGGATATACTTGGACTGACGAGGATTTCTATCAACTTATGCAAGTGACAGTAAGAACGCACGAACTGAAAACAGGTGACCCGGCTCCGCCAATTATCATCTTTAATGCTTATTTCGTATCTACAATTTTGAATTTTATTCGTCATTGGGAAGCAATCAGAAACGATTTTACATTGGCACAAGATATAACCTCGCCTCTAGAATATGCGGCATTCAATTCGTTGAGAGCAGTAAAGACCAGAGAAGATTTTGATTTCTGGTGCAGTGAAGTTGGAAAGTTTTTACCCTCTATGCCAATTCGTGATGAAGCACCGGGTACACTTGATGGTCTATTTGACTAGGAGATATTATGAATATAAAAAGGTGGATTGAAGTTGGATTTCAAAAGGAAGGCATTCATCGTTATCCCGCAGCCCTAGACGACCCCAAGTTGGCAGATGTTTCGTTTCTGGGTCACCCTCATAGGCATATGTTTCACTTCACCGTTCGCGTGGAAGTGTTTCACAATGACCGCGATATCGAATTCATTTTGTTTAAGCGCGAGCTAGAATCGCTATATACTAAGGGTCTTATGTATGTTGATTACAAGTCGTGTGAAATGCTTGCCCAAGAACTGATTGGTTATATCACAACAGTTTACCCTGCGCGAGATATGCAGGTTCGTGTATTTGAAGATGCTGAGAATGGTGCTCAACTAGACTATACTTGGAGTAACTGCTAATGCGAAAATTATTCTATGTGGGACTGGAGCCCTACAACGAGCGTTATACCCTTCAGTTAACAGAGTGGATGACCCGCGCGTTGGACAGGCGGGGTGTAGATTACACAATTGTTCCCGGGACAACGTTGAATAACAACGGAAAGATTGCTGTGGGACAAGTTCTTGATGCCCACGGCCGAAGCTATTTTGCTCTTAGTCAGACGATGCATTTAGTTAACGCAATGCACAATGGCGACTGCACGGGAGATGATGCAATCTTTTTTGAGGATATGTTTCATCCGGGGATCGAGTCGTTACCATACATAATGAACCAGGTTTCAGAAGATATGCGGCCTGAAGTTTATGTTCGGTGCCTAGCACAGAGCATTGACCCGGACGACTTCATCCACGTTCACGGGATGGAGAAGTGGATGGGCAAGTATGAAAAGATGGTGTGCGAGTTTGCAACTGTTCTTGCATCTAGCGAAGAAATGGTTGCTAATATGAAGATTGCAGGATGGGATGCTCCTATCTATAATATCTCAGGTCTGACGTTTGATGCAGATGAGGTTAGGGAGCGGGTTCCTGAGATTATTCCGTTCGACAAACGAAGGCGGCGCGTAGCCTTTACTGCAAGATTTGACCAAGAAAAGCAACCAGACTTCTTTATGGATATTGTCGAGAAAATGGCGGAGACCGGGGTTGAGTTTGCAATTTTCTCGGGTGCTGAATTGAGGAGCAACAATCCTAGATTTGTAGAACGAGCCAGAGCATTGAACGATTCTGGAGCACTTAGTATCTACGAAAATCTGTCCAAGAATCAGTATTACAACCTCTTATCAGATACCCGAGTTGTCTTTAACTGTGCTTTGCAAGATTGGTTCAGCAACACAATTTCTGAGGCTGATGCTCTAGGAACAAACGTAGTGTATCCTGCGTATCGGTCTTTCCCAGAAGCACTTGCCAATGATGCTGACCGACTTTATATTCCTTGGTCACAGGATGATGCCATTAAGAAGATACACTTAAATCTCAAGCGGGAGAGTCCCAATATGGGGGCTGTTTCAAAATGGACTTCACATACCGCGGACAGAATCATTGACATTATGCAGTTCAGGGGTGAGAAGTGGGCTCGTTACGGAAATCGCTACCGTGATTTAGTCGCACCCGCAAAATACTAGGATGAAGTTAGCAATCATAACAGATACCCATTTTGGGGGCCGTTCGGATTCAGCACAGTTTGACCAATATTTTAAACGATTTTATGATGAAGTGTTTTTTCCGTATTTGGATAAGACGCAGATAAAAACCGTTATACATCTTGGGGATGTGTTTGACCGACGCAAGTATATCAATTTCCAGATTCTGAAGTCTTGCCGAGAATACTTCTTTGACAAGCTCGCCTCTAGAGAAATTGATATGCTTGTTATCCCCGGGAATCACGATACATATTACAAGAACACAAATGAAGTGAATTCCTTGAATCTGTTGCTTGGTGGGTATTCCAATATTGAGTTGTTAGAAGAACCAACTGAGCGCACTTTCGGGTCATTGAAAACTTTATTTGTTCCCTGGATTTGTGCTGAGAATTATACAGAATGTCTAATTGCCTTAGCTACAAGTAATGCTAGTGTTTGTATGGGACATCTAGAGATTGAAGGCTTTGAAATGCATCGTGGTATGGGAAACGAGGGTGGGATGAATGCTGAGGCTTTCAACCGATTCCCTATGGTTCTATCCGGGCACTTTCATCATAGAAGTTCAAGTGATGTCATTCATTATCTGGGCAGTCCGTATGAAATGACTTGGAGTGACTACGATGACCCGCGCGGTTTTCATATTCTAGACACAGAAACAATGGAGTTAGAATTCATTGAGAACCCATTTACGATACATCGCAAGATTCTTTACAATGATTCAGAAAAGATGAACGTCAATCCGGCAGACTATGTGGGTGCATATGTTAAGATTGTTGTTGTGAGCAAAAAGAAGTATTCAGAATTTGACAAATTGATTGATTCGTTGTATATTAATAATGTAGCAGAGCTTAAAATTTTAGAAGATTTTTCAGAATTTGAACTTAACGCACTTGATGATAGTCCCGTTAATCTGGAAGACACGATGACTCTTTTGTCTGAATACATTGATTCGTTTGAAACTGATTTAGATAAGAGTAGATTAAAGACTGTTATGAAGGCCCTTTATGTCGAAGCTCAAAACAGTGACCAATGATAGTTTTCAAGACAATAAAATACAAGAATTTTCTTTCTTCGGGGAATGCATTCACTAAGCTGGTCTTAGATAAAAATCCTACTACTCTCGTTGTTGGTGAGAATGGTAGCGGCAAATCTACGATGCTTGATGCTATATGCTTTTCCTTATTCGGAAGACCATTTCGAAATATTAACAAACCCCAATTACTCAACAGCATCAATAAGAAAAATTGTGTTGTTGAGATTGAGTTTGTTATTGGTGGGAAGGAGTATCGTATTGTTCGTGGAATAAAGCCCACCTTGTTTGAAATCTATGTCAATGGCAAATTGCTCAACCAAGATGCGGCTGCGCGTGATTATCAGAAGTATCTGGAAGATGTTATCTTAAAGCTCAATTATAAGTCATTCACACAGATTGTAATTTTGGGGTCAGCGTCATTCACTCCCTTTATGCAATTGCCTTTAGGTTTTCGGCGCAATATCATTGAGGACATTCTGGATATTCAGATATTCACCTCAATGAACAATCTGTTGAAGCAGAAGCAAGTTGAAGCGAAAGAAAAGATGACAAACATAGAAACTACATTGACATTGGCACTGCACAAAGCCAAGATTCAGCAGGAGTATATCAAGTCTTTGCAGAATGACCGACAGACTAGAATTCACGAACTGACGGAGAAAATAACCGATACGCGAAATGCAATATCTCAGCAGGAGGACGAAAATTCTGGGTGGGAACAGAGCCGAGAAAATCTTCAGAATTCAGTTCTAGATTATGATGAGGTTCGTGCCGCACGCCGAGAGCTAGTAAAGAAGTATGAGAAGGTTGTTGCTGAATTGGATCAGCTAGAAGAAGATGTTGCCTTTTATCACAATACGAATGAATGTCCCACTTGCAAGCAGGGGTTGCATTCGGAGTTTAAGGAGAAGGTTATTGCTGAAAAGGGACTTCGAACTTCTACTGTTCGGGGTCTTATACAGGAATTCAAGAATAAGAATGATGAGCTAGAATCTCGCCTTGAGGAGATTCAAAAAATTCAGAAAAAGATTTCAGAATTGGGAGACAGGATTGTTCGTGGGCAGAGTGATATTATTTCAAACGAAAGATATATTCAAGTTCTAGAGGTTGAAATTCACGAACTTTCAGGTAAAGTTGGAAATATTGAAGCCGAAAAGACTAAGCTGAAGGCACTTGCCAAAGAGGGGCTTCAAGCTGAAACTGAGAAGGCTGAGTTGGGGGAGGAGAAGTATTATTATGATATCGCCGCTTCTTTATTAAAAGATACTGGGATAAAAACAAAAATCATTCGTCAGTATCTTCCTGCAATCAATAAGTTAGTCAATCGTTTTTTGCAAGCGATGGATTTCTTTGTTCACTTTGAATTAGACGAACAGTTTAACGAAGTCATTCGGTCTAGGCATCGTGATGAATTCAGTTATGCTAGTTTTAGTGAAGGAGAGAAACAGAGAATCGACCTTGCTTTGGTGTTTACTTGGCGAACGATTGCCAAGATGAAAAATAGTGCCAGTACTAATCTGTTGCTTTTGGACGAAGTGTTTGATGGAAGTTTGGACACTACAGGTACAGAATATGTTATGACTCTACTAAATACTCTAGGGGAGCAGACCAACGTGTGGGTTATCTCACATAAGGGAGACCAGCTGTTCGACAAGTTTAGCAATGTTATTCGATTTGTGAAGAAGCGAAATTTTTCAACAATACAAACTTGAGGAGGCACCTACTATGGACTGGGATTTTGGGTTTACTGTTATAGCTGCACCAGAATCACCCATAACTGACCGTCCTGTAGGAGAACCTGCAGGCACTCCCGGTGAAATATTGGAGTTGCGTGACGCACTTTTGATTAAGTTGGCAGATATCGAACGCAAACTTGAAGTGCTTGAAGTTGGAGGCGATAGCTTTCGTTTGATGGAAGAACACCGGTTGTTAATCGCAGAGCAGGCGAAGGAAAAGTTGCACAATTTGGAGGTATTGATTCTACCTCTTCTTTATAATTTGCAGAAAAATTCGGAGAAAGAATATATCCATTGGCCGAATAGGGAGAAGATTATTCAAGCACAGATTGAGAAAATACTTTTAATAACGAGGTCCTATGATTGAATCTAATGGAAGCGGCGACAATATGAATAATGCCTTTGTTGACAGACCGATTTCTAGGTTGCACAAATTTTATCTAGTTGGGGATATCAAGCCGGCGACTGAATATGTTGGGTGGTTTGAGCAGATTCGCAATAGCTCAGACACCGATGTTGTCATGCTACACATCAATTCATATGGTGGGGACCTTTTTACAGCAATTCAATTTCTTCGGGTTTTGTCTGAGACTAAGGCGACAGTAGTTGCATCTGTGGAAGGTGCTTGTATGTCTGCGGCGACTATTATCTTTATGGCGGCGAAACATTTTGAGATTAGTTCACATTCAATGTTTATGTTTCACAATTATTCAGGCGTGTCGTTGGGCAAGGGTGGAGAAATGTATGACAATGTTATTCATCAGCGCAAGTGGAGCGAAAACTTGTGGAAGGATGTTTATGCAGGATTTCTAACAGATGTCGAAATTACCGCAATGTTGCACAATAAGGACATTTGGATGACCGGCGAAGAAGTCACTAAGAGGTTGGTTGAAAAGCTGGGTCGTGACGTTGGCGTCCCAACACCTGCTCCAGAGGGACTGGAGATTCCAGTTAAGCGCAAGCCTAAGGCTATGGTGGCCAAGACAACGGTTAAGACCAAGAAGAGGAAGTAACTTTGCTGAGTTTGACTGTAGAACCGGGTGGAGCGGGGCGTCCTGGATTAACCATATTTGATATGGACGAAACCTTGCTCCATACCTATTCTGAGGTTAAAGTAGTGAAGCACAATAAGGTAGTTAAAGTATTAAATAATCAAGAATTTAATACTTATAAATTAGAACACGGTGAGACGTTTGATTTTTCCGATTTTTCGGATGCTAGAAAATTTCGTGCAACGTCAAGGCCCATTCGTTCTATGTTGGCTAAAGCCAAAGCAATCTTGGCCAATATCAAAAAGAGACCCGGCAGTAAGATGATTATCCTTACTGCCCGGTCTAACTTTGATGACCGTGATATATTTTTGAGCGTATTCAGGTCATTCAACTTTGACATTGACTCGGTGCGAGTTGAGCGCGCCGGGAATCTTAGTTCGGGGTCCGTCTTTAAAAACAAAGAAATCATTATTAGGGAATATTTAGCTAAAACCGATTATGCTGTTGTCCGAATGTACGACGATGCCCTCGGTAACCTAGAAATGCTTCTAGACCTTCAAAACGACTACCCCGACACCAGATTTGAGGCCTATCTGGTCAATTCTGGCGGAACTGTTAGGCGCTATAGACGCTAACCCCTTTAAAATCAACAACTTAGAGTTCCATAAAAAACCCTATTTTCTTTGGACTGGGGCTTGACAAATGCGGCACTTATGAGTAGATTTAGAGAGAATGAAAAACGACGGAGGAACGATGAAATTGATAGGAGCAGTCGTTGGGTTGCTGATGTTCGCGGGAGTCGCGGACGCACAATCTACGAAAGTTATCAAGGAGACGGTTGAGCGAGTAATTATAGGAACTACGCTCAATCAAGCAAAGTATCAGATTCAGTCGGATCTTTGGAGTATCGCGTACAAGACTATTGATGCACCGTTTCGCGATAACAACAATCGGTTGCCGAATATTTCAATTAATCGAATTCCGCCCCCGAAGCAGATACCAAGCTCAACTATGAACTATGCAAAAATTGACAGCATTTACGCGGCAAAGGCAGATACAGCCAAAATTCGCAACTAACCGAGGAATTACTTTATTATGAGCAAGACTGTGAACGTAGCCGATATCAATACGCAAAAGCATACCTTGGGTAAGCTACTTGCGACAGAGGACATTCGGGTCGAACACAAGAAAGTGCCTGGCCCCTGTTTCGATGTTGTTAGTCGGGTTCTCACGCTCCCAACGTGGAAGGATATGGGGGCTGACCTCTATGACCTTATGATTGGACACGAAGTCGGGCACGCCCTTTACACACCGACTGAAGGTTGGGAGAGCGTGGTCAAGGAGCGAGGTCGCGGCTACAAGGGCTTTCTCAACATCGTTGAGGATGTGCGGATTGAGCGCAAGATGAAGCGCCGATACCCCGGACTTCGCAAGCCGATGTACGAGGGGTACACCATTCTCCTCGAACGAAATTTCTTCGGCACGCCTATCGCTGAAATGTCTAGGCTCCCCTTTATGGACAGGCTCAACGTGTACTTCAAGTTGGGTGCAAGGTCTGGTGTCAAATTCTCCGATAAGGAGCTCACCTACATCAATCGTTTGGAGGTGATTGAAACCTGGAACGAGGTTATGGCACTCACCGAGGAGCTTTGGGATTTCTGTGCCGAAGAGCGTGAGAAGATGCAAGAGGAGCAGGATGCTCAGGATTCGGCTGATGGTGAACCGAGGTGGGGTGATCCGGGCGACGGTGAGGCCGGAGAACCGGAGGAAAACGAAATGGGAGAAATGGATCCCGATTCTAAGCCCAATCGACGCCCCGACACACGGCCTAAGCCGTCGGAAGAGAAGACCGAGGAATCGGAGAAGCAATCGGAAGAGAAGACCGAGGAATCGGAGACGCAAGATGATGATGTTTCGGATTTGCTGGATGAGTGGCTAAACAAGAAAGAAAATTATTCAATCACTCAGGAAAACTTTGAGCATATGGCGGGTAGCTTGATTGACCCAGATTCGTTGCCAGATTTCTACTGCAAGTGGCCCAAATTGAAGATTGCCGATTGGGTTATCCCGGCTAAGGTCACTCACGACATTATGGCGGCTGAGTTTACTCAGAACCAGAGAGATTCGCGAGATTCGACATATGCTTCTTTTATGGCAACCAACAAGAAGTACATTGAGTGTATGGTTAAGGAATTTGAACTTAAGCGAAATGCTAAGCAGTTTGCTAAGGCTAAGGTCAGCAAGACAGGTGACCTCGATGCTAGCAAGGTGTGGAAGTATCGACTGTCAGACGACTTGTTCCTTCAGAGTACGGTTGTGCCAAATGGGAAAAATCACGGTATGATAATGCTCGTCGATTTCTCATCCAGTATGACAGATTCGATGAAGGGAACGGTCGAGCAAATTGTTTCAATGTCAATGTTCTGTCGTAAGGTCAACATCCCCTTCGAGGTGTATGGGTTCATTGACAACGACGGCTGGGAGAGGGAGTTGGGGGCGTCTGGTTCAAAGGTAAGATATACCAACTGGAGGTTACGCAACGACCAAACTCCCAGTGCGATACAGATTGAGTATGCGCAGGTTCGGTTGAAGCAGTTGCTTCACTCCGGTATGCGAGCGGCGGAGTTCAAGAAGTCGGTTGGGAATCTCTTGGTTCTGGCTGCAAGGTATGGGTACCGCTGGTATTACAATTCACCTGGAGTTCTTCCCACGTCAATGCAACTGGGCGGAACCCCGCTGAACGAGGCCATTCTCATACTTCGTGCGGTTGCTGATAATTTCAAGAAGGCTACTAAGGTTGAAGTCCTCAACACTATCATTCTTACTGATGGTGAAGCATCTAGTGGTATTAGTGCGCAGGATTCGTCTGGGAATACTCCAAGGTATAACGAAAACATTGTGGTTGAGGACAGCGTAACTAGGAAGAGCGTGAAGATACGGCCGGCTCGAAATTATAGCCGAGGGTCTAGCGATAGTACCAAGGGGTTGCTGGCTCTCTATGCCCAGATGACAGGTTCGCGGGTGTTTGGGTTCTACTTGGTAATGGGAAACAATCCGAAAAAGATTATTTCTTCGATAGTTTCGGACTACTATCACCCAGACCCTAACTTTGATTCGAGGTATTCGGCTGAGTTTAGCAAGCATCAGTTCTACACCCACTCGATGGTGGGGTATGATATGTTCTACTTTGTTCAGGGAAATAAGCTGGAAATTGAAGACCTGACCATGGATACTGTTCTCAGCAAGAAGCCGGCTAAGACTACAAATAAGGCGACCCTGCTGAGGGCTTTCAAGACGCTTCAAACGTCTAAAAAGGTGTCTAGGGTATTCGTTAATCGCTTTATTGCGAATATCAGCTAAATCCTTCGGCCCTGTAAGTCATTGGAAATCAACGACTTACAGGCGCCCGGGGAGGGTGAAAATAGGGCTTGACAACCTGGCTGCAGGTGACTATATTTAAGAAGTAACGTGAGAAGTCAAACAACACTATGAGGAACCAAACATTATGAATCAGGAACGGTCAGCGTTGCTGGAAGCACTTTCTGGAAAGACGGTCGTGAACCGCAAGGAAGTTCTCTCGGTATCGAATTCGTTGGGTCTCGCATTCCCTGCGTGGCTTCTGAACAACCCGAAGTACCGAGTCAGCCGAGGTGTGGTTGATATCAGTCGGGTTGGGGCCAAGGGCTCCCCGGCAAAACAGGTCTCAGTTCCGGAGACACAGGTGGAGATGGTAGTTCCTTCGTCTCAGGTTATGCTTCGCCAGCCGAAACTGATGACCGAAGTAAACCAGAGTCTTGTTCCTAGGAAGGATGGGACTTATGTTCCCTTCGGATTCCACAAGGATCTTGAACGGATTATCGGTTCCAATTCTTTCTACCCCGTCTTTATCGCAGGTCTGTCTGGAAACGGAAAGACTACGATGGTCGAGCAGGTTTGTTCTAAGCTCGGTCGCGAGGCGATTCGCGTCAACATCACGATTGAGACGGACGAGGACGATTTGATTGGAGGTAATACTCTGGTCGATGGGAACGTGGTATACCGCGAGGGCCCAGTAATTCTTGCAATGCGTCGAGGCGCAGTCCTGATTCTCGACGAGTGTGACCGAGGAAGCAATAAGCTAATGTGCTTGCAGGGTGTTCTTGAAGGTAAGCCATACTTCAATAAGAAGACAGGCGAGACGGTTGAGGCTGTGTCTGGATTCAACATCATTGCAACTGCCAACACTAAGGGTCGCGGGTCCGATGACGGAAAGTATATGTCAGCACAGATTCTGGACGATGCGTTCCTTGAGAGGTTCGCAGTCACAGTTGAGCAGGAGTTCCCGAGCAATCGGGTGGAAAAGAAAATCATCCTTAAGAAGATGGCGAGGGTGGATTGCATGGATGAAGAGTTTGCAGAGAATCTGGTGCAATGGGCGGAAATCATTCGCAAGACATTCCGCGAAGGTGCGATTGAGGAGCTTATCTCAACGCGCCGGCTGGAGCACATTGTTAACGCATTCGCGATGTTTGGTGAGCGGATGAAGGCAATCAATCTCTGCATCAACAGGTTCGACAGCGAGACCAAGCTCTCATTCTTGGACTTGTATTCAAAGATTGATGCTAAGGTCTCTCTCCCGACAGCAGACGCTTCGGATGAGATTGGGGATGTGGACTCTAACGATAAGGATTTGTCCTTCTAATGATTCTCTTTCTCGGTGACATTCACGGACAGTTTGAGGTGTTGGCCCGTGCCCAGGAGCTTGCGGCGCGAGTTGGTGCCAAAGCAATTGTTCAGATAGGAGACTTGGGGTTGTTTCCTGCTAACGAACATATTTTCCGTGAAATGATTAAAGCCTCAAATATCCCAATAAAGGCAATTGACGGGAATCACGACAACCACGAATATTGGTATCAGCGGGATGAGGTCTATCAGCTTTATCAGGACCGCCCATTGTTTATCGTTCCTCGTGGAACGGTTATGACGCTTGACAACCGAACAATTGCTTTTATGGGAGGTGCAGCCTCGATTGACAAGGCCACCAGAATCCAATATAATTGGCACTGGGATCCTCGCGAAAATATTGTTCAGACTGATATTGATAGGTTGCGGAAAAATGTTGAAGGTAAATCGGTTGATATTTTTGTGACCCACGTTCCGCCTCAAATTGTTATTAAGGAAAACTTTGATAATGCCAATAAGATTGCATATGGAGTTGGCCCTGGATGGGAAGATCCCAATGCTTCAATTATTGAGGAGCTCTGGAAGCAGATGGATTATCCATATCTGATTTGCGGGCATATGCACAAGCAGGTTCGTGGAACGACCTATCGTATTTTGGCAATAGATGAAATGGAAGGTGTATGAAACCAGCCGAACTAGTTTCAATTCCTAGGCTGAATGCAGTCTTGTTAGTTGGTTCGGGTTGGAGTAAGATTGTCCACGAATTATACGATGGTATTGATGCTCTGGAGCACCCTGTTAAAATCATAAATGTAAAAGAAAAATGGGGTGCTCTGCGAGTATATACCGACCAGATACACACAGAAGTGGATGCGCTCATAAAGGTTGCGGGTGAAAGGAGTGTTTTAATCTGTGAGAAATGTGGTGCATCTGGAAAGATACGAAATCTAGATGGTCGGCTTGTGACATTGTGCAATCAACATAGCGGAGAGAGGGTATGACAATACTAATGGTGATAGTTGCGTACTTTTTAATTGGATTGTTGGTAGTTCTGGTGGGGATTCGCTTGCGCGAATTAACTCCCGACAGTGAGATGGTGGGAGGTTTTATATTTGCGTGGCCCTTGTTTGCGGGTCTTTACCTTGCTTATGCAATTGGGATTTCAGTATACAGGTTATTAGTTTGGTATCAACCCAAAGACGCCGAGGAAGGAGACTGCGATGAGTGAGAGCATTAAGCGGGACGAACGTGGCAATGTCATCTACCGCCGCGACAGCGACGGTTTCGAGTACTGGCGCGAGTACGACGAGAATGGCAACCGTACCCACCACCGCGACAACGAGGGTTGCGAGTACTGGTACGAGTACGACGAGAACAACAACATCACCCACTACCGCGACAGCGGGGGTTACGAGGAGTGGAGCGAGTACGACGAGAACGGCGCCTGTACCCACTACCGCAGCAGCGCGGGCTACGAGTACTGGAGCGAGTACGACGAGAACGGAGCTTGGGTCTACTACCGCGACAACGGGGGTCGCGAATGGGGAACACCGAGGAAGGGGAAGGCGATGAGTGACTACGAAGAACTCACAGACGAGGAGGACTACGGTGAGTGAGATAATCGAACGGTTCGACGAGATGGGCAACGTCATCTACTACCGCGACAGCGAGGGGAACGAGGAGTGGCGTGAGTACGACGAGAAGAACAACGTCACCCACTACCGCGACAGCGACAACGGGGGTTGCGAGGAGTGGTACGAGTATGACGAGGATGGCAACTGCACCCACTACCGCAACAGAGAGGGTTTCGAGATATGGCGCGAGTTCGACGCGAAGGGCAACTGCACTCACTTCCGCAACAACAAGGGGTACTCTTGGGGAACGCCGAGAGAGGAGAAGGGCGTGGAGCGACCGCGCCTCTACGTCCACGACAGGAACGGCGGGATCAAGGGCAGATTCAGGGCTGCTACGCCACACGAAATCCTGCTTGCGGCAAAGGAGGCCAGCGATGAGTGACGAGCGAGATCTTCGACTAATTGCCCTTTGGATATTCGCCCTGGCAGCTTGGTTCGCATTCGGTGTCTCCCTCGGGAGGAGAAGAGCTACCGCGTTCTACGCCAACGGTTACTGCGCGGCACTCAACTCAACTCCCGTCGCTGACAGTCTCTGCGTCAGGAGCGACTCGGTTGTGGCGAGGGTGCAAAAGGAGGCCAGCGATGAGTGAGACCATTAAGCGGGACGAACGTGGCAATGTCATCTACGGTCGCAATAGCGACGGCTTCGAGTATTGGTACGAGTACGACGAGAAC